AAAAATATTATATATATATATATATATAATAATGGGTGGAGGATTAATGCAATTGGTAGCATATGGAGCTCAAGATATTTATTTAACGGGTAATCCTCAAATTACTTTTTTTAAAGTAGTATATCGGCGACATACAAATTTTTCTATGGAATCTATAAAACAAACAGCGAATGGTTTGGGAGACAATCAAACTGTTACTATTTCCAGAAATGGAGATTTAGTTCATAAGATATATATCGAATGGACCCTACATTCTAAAGGAGCAGATTTTACCGATACAGCCATGGATGTCATACAAAGATATCATGAAATGATGGGTCCCTCAAATTTTATTAAAAAAATTGAGTGTGAAATCGGTGGCCAGTTAATTGATAGACAATCGGGATTATTTATCCAAATGTATGGTGATTTAACTGAACTCAACCCAACTGGTTCGGAATTGAGTAAATATAATAATAACATATTGAAGGGTGGTATGGGAAATATGAGGATAGAGCGGCTTTTTAATGCCAGTGGAGTGGGAACACTCTTTGGAGATTATACTACATTCTGGACCCCTCTTAATTTTTGGTTTTGTAGAAATGTTGGAAATGCTTTGCCTTTAATCGCCCTTCAATACCATGAAGTTAAATTAAACGTAGAACTAGATATGAGTTTTTTAAATAAAGTGAGTGATGATCTTACTATAGAACATGAATACTGGGTTGATTATATTTATTTAGATACAGATGAAAGGAGAAGGTTTGCCCAAGTTAGCCACGAATATTTAATTGAACAGGTTCAAGAACAAACCTATAACATTATACTTGGATCAGGTAAAATTAACAGTGGGGCAATTAATTTAGTATTTAATCACCCCGTTAAAGAATTAATATGGACGTTACAAAGTACTTTTACTTTTAAAGACAAAGTGATGTTTGGGGGAAATGAATTAGACTATAAACTTACACGCGTGGTTGGTGGCGAGGCATCTGATGATGGACTTACATCATCTGGTGGAATTAGACTAACTACGAGTAATTATCAACTAAAATTAAATGGACATGATAGATTTTCTGCGATGCCTGCTACTTATTTTACAAGAACTCAAGTATGGAAACATCACACAGGTTCTTCATTAAATAAAGCAAGAAATTGGCAATTAACTAGTGAAAATATGGTTAATAGAGGGAAAGCAATGATAACCAATCAATGGGATACAGATTACATTAATGTATATTCATTTGCTTTGAAACCCGAAGAACATCAACCTTCGGGTACTTGTAATTTTTCAAGAATTGATAGTGCTGTATTAAATTACAATATTGATTGGGTTGAAAATAAAGACGCAGGTTATAACACACCAACAAATGATATAAGAGTTTATGCTATTAATTACAATGTTCTACGAATCATGAGTGGTATGGGTGGTTTAGCATATTCTAATTAAGTATGTTTTTTAATATAATTTTTAAATTATTATTTTTTTATGTTCTTTTTAAAAAAAAAAAAATATTATATATATATATATATATAATAATGGGTGGAGGATTAATGCAATTGGTAGCATATGGGGCTCAAGATATTTATTTAACGGGTAATCCTCAAATTACTTTTTTTAAAGTAGTATATCGGCGACATACAAATTTTTCTATGGAATGTATAAAACAAACGATTAATGGAAATTTTAATTTTGGTAAAGAAGGTTCCGCGACTATTTCAAGGAACGGGGATTTGATTGGACAAATGTATTTATCTTATAATTTAAAGGATAATAAGGGTATACAAAGTAATTTTGGTAATGCAATGATAAAAAATGCGGAAATTGAAATCGGGGGTCAATTAGTTGATAGACAAGATGGGAGATGGATGCAAATTCAAACCGATTTAACTGAACCCAATCCTTCGGGAAACCCTTGTGGGTCGTGTCCTCATCAAAAATTAGCGGGTATTGGTGTGAATTTCGGTAATACTGAAAATTCAACCACTACTAAAGTAAACACGGTTTATTGGGTCCCATTTAAATTTTGGTTTTGTAGAAATCCTGGTTTATATCTACCATTAATAGCTCTTCAATATCATGAAGTTAAATTAAAAATAGAACTATGGGAAGATACATATTTGGGAGACGCATCGGTTAAACCTGCTTTTGCAGAAAAATATATTAATTTGTGGGTAGATTATGTATATTTAGATACGGATGAGAGGAGAAGGTTCGCCCAAGTTAGCCATGAATATTTAATTGAACAAGTTCAGATGAAAAAAAGTAATTGGGATTATAATACTAATTCTGTTAAATTAAATTTCAATCACCCCGTTAAAGAATTAGTATGGGTTTATTCTATATCGGGTGGGGGTGGTGTTAAAAACAATTTTTTCCCTGGAGTGGCCCTACGTCACAGTGACGATTTAGATGGTAGTATAACTCAAGGGACTTACGATGATACTGATGGTGATTATGGTGGTAAACATCTACCCATTAACTTTGCTAAAAATCTTAAAGGGGGTGAAGCTGATCCCGAACAACCCGCTTCATTTATCCGAAATCGCGAATATGGTCTGAAATTAAATGGTCACGATAGATTTTATAAAAGGGATTCACACTATTTTACTTTAACGCAAGTTTGGAAGCATCACACGGGTTATGGTTCTCCATTCCCGGTAAGTTCTATATACGTGTATTCATTCGCATTAAAACCGGAAGAACACCAACCATCTGGAACTTGTAATTTTTCAAGAATTGATAGTGCTACTCTAGATATGAGCCTCGCAGATAAAGTTGGTGCTAACGAAACTGGTGTTAACGAAATAAATATATATGCTATTAATTACAATGTTCTACGAATCATGAGTGGTATGGGTGGTTTAGCATATTCTAATTAAGTATGTTTTTAATATAATTTTTAAATTATTATTTTTATGTTCTTTTTAAAAAAAAAAAAATATTATATATATATATATATATAATAATGGGTGGAGGATTAATGCAATTGGTAGCATATGGAGCTCAAGATATTTATT